TGATAATCCTTTGTTTTATTTTTTTAAATTCAAATAAATATGTAATTCATACTAATTATAAAGAATTAGTATTAATCGAAGTAACTAGTGAAGCCCATTTTCACATGCTATTTTCATTGTATTTATTGTAAACTTAGCACCTACAATTTCGTGTAAGTACCTCATAATTTCGAGATGACCATGTCTACTTGCACAATCCATTGCATCTGTAGTACACTCAGCACCAACAGTTTCGTATAGGTACCTCAAAACTTCCAACTGATTATACTTAATTGCCAAGCAGGCTATAGGTCTATCATTTCTAATGGTATGATTTTTATCTAAGTACTTTACAACTTCAAGATGACCATGTACAATTGCCATTATTATTACATTTTTAGTACATTCAGCACCTACGGTTTTGTGTAAATACTTTACAACTTCAAGATGACCATTCCTAGTTGCAGATTCCATTGCGCGCGTAGTACACTTAGCACCAATAAGATGTAGGTACTTAATTGTAAGTAAATTACCTTTTTCAGCTTGTTTGTCAATTGAGATACCTTTGAGTAGTACTCGTATTGTTTGTCTTGACAATAGTCTTCTAAAATATAACACAAATGATGGTTTGTCTGTAAACCTAAATATTTCATCAAGGATGTCAAGTGATAGCTTCATTTTATTATTTTAATAATTTTATTTTTAAATTCATTTTACAGTTACACTCATACAAATAATCAATGTTGATACAATCATATAAATTAAAATTTATTTTATATTATAATGAATATGGCAAATGCTAGTGTTGATAATATTTTACTAAATTTAAAAATAATATCAAAGATACCGGAAAATTGTAAAATATCTCGGAATTTTAATGGGGTGTTAACATTAGAAACTAATACATATTCAAATTACCTACCATTTTTTATAGGATTTAAACGATTCGTATTTGGAGATTCAAGAGAAAGAGGTATTTCTGACATTAATATTATTATTGATATAGCTATTGATAAATGCGAAGAAATTATAAACTCTGTATCTTTTCATCGTTTAGCACATTCATCCAATACAACAACCCCTGTTAGTTCTGATGATAATTATATATATGACAAATTGTATACTGAATATACAATACAACATGAAATACTACACAATATCTATAATGAATTAAAACACACTATTCCTGGTATTTTAAATTTGAAAAATAAATACGTAGGCGATGCAACTGTAACATCTAGAATAGATATAATTTTGTCTAAAATCCATAATTATACCGCTATGGTTAAAAAGAGATTTTTTACTTAAGTATATTAATTTGTATGTGTAAAAAAAATAAAAAACAAGTCTGTTATGACTTGTTTTTTATTTTTTTTAGTGTTTTTTATTTTTTTAGTTATTTTGAATTAGTATCTGAAATTGATAATATTAGCAAGAGCTCTTGGGTTCTTGCATCCAACTTCTTCTAATTTTGTTTTAATATCAGATACTGTAATAGGATTTTTTGTTTGTCTATATCTTGTATGCATCTGGTAAAGTATTCTTGTATACTTTGGATCATATTCTAAATGGTTTTTTCTAACATGAATATGCATGTATAACAAATGTATATGTTTACATATCCTGCTAAATTTAATGTCTATTTCATCGTAAATAGACTTGTTATCTGGAAAAGTATTTCTTAATAGTTGTTTATCTTCTATTTCGAGATATCTTAACCCTATATTTGGCAGATTACCAAATGTTTCTTTCAATTTTATAAAAGATGGCGATAAGAGCTTGATTCTTGCAAGAATGTTACCAGACTCGTCGTACTTGTAAACTAGGAAATTGTCAGTTACTTGTCGATCCGAAGATACGATCTCATCAACTGTTTTATTAATTTTGAAATTTTCATGTTCTGGTAGCTCTTCTACCAGTGTATTATTATTTACAATGTTCAAAAGCACAGCTACAGGTACATGTCCAACTGATGTAGTAGCTGTAGTGTGTTCTGGATGCTGGATAATATACGAATAAGAACAATCTTTATCCAAAGATTCTAAAAAACTTGTATATTCAATAAAATGTGAGTGATGTATTGCTTCTTGGAATAAGACTTCAAATGTTTTTTGAGAACTCCAACGATTTTTACTTCCATCAATATTTCTTGATGTTGCAATGTTCCATTTTTCATTGTAATAAAACAATTTGATCACTGAACCGTCAATAAACCAATTTACAGAATACTTACCGTTGTCATCATATGCAATAAGGTCAGTGTCTATAACGCTTGTGTTGTGATCAAATGCATCATAACATTTTGGAAATGTGTAATGTACAATTTTGTTTGTATTTTTTTCAAGAATTATACCATTACATTCTCTGATGTAATCCTGAGTAATATCAGATAATTCTGTAAAACACAACATATACAAACTGTCTTTTTCTTTAACGTCAATGTTTTTTTCTTCGAAAAAATTTTTCAAACCTATAAAGGATATAAAATTTTCATCTTTAATTACTTTAACAATATTAGCCATAGTTTATGATCACTTTTTGATTTTAAATAAAAATTGAATAAATTTATTCAATTTTTATTTAAAATCAAATGGACTGTTCTATATGTTTTTATGCAATTAAACGACAAAACATCAAAATCAGTTGTTGTAATAAAGAATGTACTTGTATAGTTTGTGGTGATTGTATAGGAAGTATGATAGATTTTTGTACTAATAATATTAGTACAATCAGTGTTACTTTGCCAATGTGTCCAAATACAAATTGTAGGAGAGACTATCTTATAACCGATCTGTCAAAATTAAGCGATGAAAAAATATTAAAATATGCGAAATTATGTTTTGAGTTTTTAAAAATTGACAACTCTGATGTTATTTCTAATTTAAAAAATCAAGAAAACATGATAAAAAAAATAAGAGATGATCGATTATCATTTATTAAACAAACTTTTCCAGATAGTATCAAATACATCATCGAAATAGCATTAAAAAATAAATCTAACAAAATTAACAATAGTAACAAATTGTGTATACAAAAGATATTACAAAATAGTAATATAAAATGCTATAACATTATGTGTACTGGTATATTAATACTAAAAACAAATACAACAAAACATGAGTGTAATATATGTAAGGTTGTATTTTGCAAATTATGCGAAAAAAATATTACTGGTAATAATCACATCTGTAATCAAAATGACCTTGATAGTATTAATTTCAAAAATACACTTGTAAAATGTCCAAAATGTTTAATACAGTGTGTGAAAAGTTATGGTTGTAATAATATTACATGCCCTATATGTCAAATAAATTTCGACTATATTACAGGGAAAAAGACAGCAGCTGGCAACCATCATGATATCACGTTAAAACTCAATGATAAAAATAAATATAAACCAAGCGTGTATTATATTAAAGACTATCAGTTGTCTTTAATATACCTAATGAGAGAAATCGAAGATCTTGAACCTGACAAAACAACAATCCAAAACACTTTAAATATTATTATAAAATCAGAATATCACTATATAGATATTTCAAAAAAATATGCAAAATATAAACAAAGTATGTATAAATCACAATTATATACAAAATGTTTATTATTGATACAAGAAGCTCATGCTGAAAAAAAAATTGATGAAACGTTCTTACGTTGTATAATTAAAAAACTTCAATAACTGAGAACATTTCATAAAAAATATAAAACACCTTTCATAAAAAATACATTAAACACCACTACACGTAGTGGTGTTTTTTATAAAATGTACTCAATGATTGGGGTAAGAACAAATCTAAATTGTAACGAATAATATAATACCATATGTAATGGTAGTGGAAAATTAAAAATGTTTTCACATATTAAAGCAACAATTATTCCAAATACCAAACCAACCAATAAGCTATAATCTTTATTATATTTTTTAATTATTTTATGATTTAAAACTCCAAATACACCATACAATAGCGGGATAATTAAAAATAAAGCATTGTGTTTAAAATTGTTGGATATTAAAAAAAAATAATATGTAAACCAAACTATTGGTAAACTTGTTGATATTAAAAAAAGTTTAATATCATCTTTACAACCATTGTTCATCTGTAATAGTATTTAAAAATAAAAAAAATATATTTTATAATAACATGTGGGAACCATTTGTTGATCTTGAAAATTGGCCTGAAAAATCGTATATTTATTGTGACAGATGTGGTCTTAAAAATAGAAGTGATACAGGTTGGTGGTACAATATTAAAACGGATGACTCTGATTTTCAAAAAGAAAAAGACAAACAAGAAAATGAATTAAAAAGACTTCTGATAATGTCGCATACAGAAGTCCACCTTCAACGAAATGAATACATGTGTAATTACTGCATCGTTAGGCATAATTTAAAATATGCACAAATAGAAAAATTATCAATAGTAACTCTAAAAAAACACTTGAAAGAAATTCACGAATCAGTTGATGGTACTAAAGATGAATTAATATTGAGATTAAAAGAACAAGTATATCGAGAATAATAATTTTTAACATAAAAAAACAAAACAGTGTTTTTATGTTGTAAATGACAGCACATATTCCAATATATCTTTTATAGATGATTTATCTGATAAAAAAACTCGGTATGGTAACTTGAGTTCAATTAACAATTGTTCTAATTCAATTTGTATTTGTTTTGACTGTTCAAATGTGTGATTCCTCCCATTGATTTCGTATGGAAAAATAGGGTTTCTCTCTAAGAATATATAAATATTATGAAACTCATTCATTTTATCAATCAAAATTTTTTCAACTTTTTCTACATTACAAATATTATTAATGTCTGTTCTATTATAGTATATACCTAATAAAATTGCCCCATCTGTTACAACATATTTTACAGTCTTATTTACAGCTTTAATTAGCTTGTATTGTGTATTTGTAACATTATACTGATTATGTAATTCTTCAAATCTTTCTTCATAAATTAATTTTTTTGCATATTCTTGTATGTATTCAGAGCTCAAATGCAAACTCTTTAATTCACTAAAGAGTATTGAACTCATCAAAGATTTTCCAACAGATGGGGCTCCAATTAAATTAATTACTAAATTTTTCATAGTAATTAAGTTACTTGTTTTATTTTTAAATGTTGTATTTAAGCAGTCTGCTTAAAATATGATCAGCTTGTTTAATTGTATCATCAAAGTTAAAATAGTAAGTATACTTATAATCTAATAATATTGAATATGATAAAAATCTGTAATCTATTATTATATCATGTATAGTATTTTTATTACCTATTAAAGACATAAGTAGTCTTATTTTCTGAATTTTTTGTCCTAATACAATTGCTTTTTTAGTTTTTAATAGAACGTTGTTCATTTACTTTCTATTAATTAAATAAAATAATATTTAAATATATAAATACTTATAAGTGTAACAGCACAATATGGAACCATGGCATTATTCAGATCCACAGCCGCAATTGCTACCAGGAACAATACAACTAGATCAACCACGGTCGCAAATGCTACCAGGAACAATACAACTAGATCAACCACAGCCGCAATTGCTACCAGGAACAATACAACTAGATCAACCACGGTCGCAAATGCTACCAGGAACAATACAACTAGATCAACCACAGCCAAAGAATTTGTCTTTTGGTGGTGAAAATATACATTTTATAAGTAAAAATATCACAATTGGTGATGTAAATTTACATCAGTTAAAAAAAGACATTGACGAGATTCGTGAGATGGTAAGATGTATATATTATGCACCAGGAATGCCTGACTCATTCCAGGCTGAAACATCGTTTAATAATAAACGACAACGTCCATTATAATTTCAATTTAAGTCTGATGATTCAGATGATAGTTCATATAAATTACTTTCATCAATATTATCAAACCCATGTAGCATCGAATTACCAGATTTTTCAAAAAGTTCATTAAATTTATCATTATCAATAGTTTTAACATTATCGATATTTATTAAAGTGTCTTGTAATCCTACTCCATTTGGAGTATAATTTTCTAATTTACTTCCAGTAAAATTAAAATCTGGATTTTCATTAATAGATACACCAGATGCTGTGAACATGTCATTAAATTGATTGTTAAAATCTTTAACACTCAATTTTGACATTTCTTCGTAAAGCTGTTTACCTTTTAAAACAGGTACAGTTGTGTTCTCTGATACAGTTGTAGAGGTATTGTCATCTACTGGATAGAACAATGAAGCAACATTATTATCACTAGTAGTACCTTGTTCAATTGGTTTTACAGGTAAACTTTCAATTCTTGCAGTTTCTTTGACAAGTTCTCCAACTTCATTTACAAGTGTCGGATTTTTATAATCAGTTTTTAAGATGTCTAATTCTTCTTGTGTATATGTTGTCATAGCTTTTTCACTGTCTATTTTAATCTGTGTAATATCATTAATCTTCTTCTTAAGATTAATGAGCTCATTGTCAGCAAAATCGATACGTGATTTAACAGCTATAGGACTTTCTTTTATAGAAGAAAGATATTCTTGACCTTCTTTTGTTCCTTCGAACTTGTTTCTTGCACTAAGAACTTTCTTACGTTCTTCGAACTGTTTGTCTGCATTGTCTCTGTTTTCTTTATGAGACTTCATCATAGCATTCAAACGTTGATCTCTATGAACAATATCTACATTATCAGTTTCTTCTAATTGTGCATTTGTATACAAGCCAGACCATTTTCCAACTTCACAAATATATAAATTAAAATATCCTTCTTTCATTTTTAGTCGTTCTATTTTTGCTTCACATTCTTCTACTGTCTTATAAGACCCTCGTACCTTGAATAATGGTACGTCAATCTCATTATTTTCATCTGGTAGAAGATATGATAAAATAAAAAATTTTTGATTTGGAATAACTGGATCCTCATCCAAATAATCTTCTAGATATACTGTGTTTGCCATTACAGTCTGTAAACTTTTTAAATAAAGAATGTAAACGCAAAATTTATAATTATTTTGTATACAAACTTTAATGGACTCGACTATAAAACTTGACAACTATAAAATATTTTCAAATACTTTTAGATTTTTTATAATGGGGCTAGCTATAGCAATGTTGGTAAATGTAATTCCAACAAATGAATTAGCATTGAATGAAACACTAATGATCTCAGTAGCTGCTAGTTTAATTTATGCAATAATCGAAATAAATTATAAATGTTAGTAGCGCGTTCGTTTGATTCTAAATAATTTATTATATTAGTATTATAATGTCTTGGAAATTAAATGACGTATCACCTGTAATAGGTCAACCACGTGAGTTAAAACAAGAACTAAAAAAATATCAATTAGCGGCCTTATATAGGTGTTTAACTATTGAAAAAAATAATAAAAAATACGGTTTTATGGCTGATATAGCTGGTTTTGGAAAAACAGGAGTTATGTTAAGTCTAATAGCCGCAGATAAATCTGTAAATGGTAGAACACAAAATTTAATTATTGTACCGCAGAATATTATAAACCAATGGGTTAAAGAAGTAGAAAAATTTACAGGAAATTATTTAACTGTCAAATGTCTTACAGAATATTCGGATATATCAATGTTGATGTTTGAAAGTGATATATTAAGAGAATACGATATTCTAATAACAACTATTACGTATTATAACACTATCGTCGATATTCTCGAACAAAATTTTATACCGATAAATCGACTTATTTATGATGAAATTGATACTATGAATACTATTATTTCTAAAATAGAAGAACGTAAATTTGAAGATGAAAAAAATGAACAAAGAATTTTAGCACAAGAAACTACAACTGGTGTTAAGAATAGAAGATTATACAATAAAGTAGTAAAAAAGGAATTACAAATTAATATGACATGGTTTATATCAGCATCATTATACAATTCTCTTAGTGAAGAAAATGGGTTTACATTTATGGGGAAAAATATTCCATTGAATGAATTAGGAAATTTAATTGTTAAATGTGAACATGACTTTATTGAAAAATATAAATTTAATTTAGATCCACCTAAAAATGTTGTATATAAATGTGATAGCTTGTTAGATATATATGATGATCTAGTTAGCGTTGAAAACCATGATATTATAAACTCTCTCAGTTTTCAAAAGATTTATAGTAAAATAACAGATAAAAGAGCAACTAATGAATTAGAGGTTGTAAAAATTATAATCGAAGAATACGTTGCTACAATTAAGAATAATAATGAAATGTTAGAAAAAATAAACAATATAAGAACTGTTAATAGTAAATTAACAGAACAAAAACAGAAACTGTTAAAAGAAAAAGAGTTTTTTGAGATAATATTAGATTCATATCACACTATTAAATGTAAAGAAAGTTATTGTAATAAAGTCGAATGTATAAACAAACACTTGGACAAACTGTATTCTGAAAATACAAATTCCAAAATAACATTTTTTAAGAGCATATGTGACAATTTGTATAGTGAAAATAAAAGACCCAAAGTGTTGATATTTTCAGATTTTCAAGATTCATTTAAAATTGTTGAACAGATTTTATCTGAAAAAAACATTTCATATACAGAATTAAGCAAAGGAAATGTTAAAGAAATTAATATGGCAATTGATGATTATAAAAAAAAAGATATAGATATTTTATTGATTGACTCGAGCAATCATGGTGCTGGTATGAATCTTGAAAATACGGATGTTGTTCTATTCTTACATAGAACAAACGAAACTCTTAATAAACAAGTAATTGGTAGAGCTCAAAGACCTGGTAGAGTAGGTCAATTAACAGTTATAAATATGTACAATAAAAACGAAATAATTTAGGAATTATTTTTTCTTAGAAATTTTTTTCTTCTTACCACCAATAAATTTATATTCTTTTTTTGGCGACCATATGTATTCAGAACCTTGGCATTGTAATGCATTTATATTAAATATTAATAGATTGATCTGTTTTCTTGTTTGTTTAAGTAGTGCAACTGACTTTGGGCCTTTTACATCATATTTAGAAATATCATAATATAAAAGACTCAGTTGGTCTCGTAATCGGTCACAATCTTTATTAGACATATTTGTTATACTTGTACATTACAAAAAAAATATTTAAAATTAAAAACAATCATTAATTCAATGGACAGTTACTCTGATATGTCATATGATGTTAATGAAAGTGATAATGTAACTACTAGTAGTGATGACTTATACAGTGACACAGCGTCTGGGACGGGGTCTAGTAATAGTAGTAGTAATGATTATTTGACTATTAACGATATTCAAAATTTAAATTTTGGAGAAACAATTACAATTTATAACTCTAATAATCTGTATAAAAATTATTATACACATATTGGAGGACTTTCTGGGTTAATGAGTTGGAATTCTCGCGGAGATAATGTGCAATTCACGTTTGAATTATATGACCAAGACCACGACGAGTGGTTTCCGCTTAACGAAAATGGTTTGTGTGTTCCTTTAAATAAGTACCATTACGAATTTAGTGAAGATACTCTTGTTGGTTGTAATGGAGCTTTTTATTATTAATCAATTTTATTTTATTTATTAACATTACATGTTACCAAGAGACCTACTTGATAATGTTGCTAAATACATTCCTGGAAGACCTGATATTGCTAAAAGTTTTCCAAATCTTTTAACATCTAATACTAAAAAGAAATTGAGTACTTGTACCGATACTGTAAATAATAATAGGCTTGAATTAGTTAAACTTTTACCAAACATGAATATTAGATGCCGTTCAAGTGATGTATCACATGCAATAAAAAATAACAATTATGATATTGCAAAGTTTTTAATAGATACTTATAAGATTGAGATTGATGCGCATTTTGTAATTGTGAATTACAAGGATAATTTAGATTATTTTAATTTTATAAAATGGATATTTGATAACAATAAACTTTATAATAATCGGGAGGTTCTTGCTGAGTTAGTTTATCATAATAAATATAAACTATTTGATGTATTGTATAACAGAAATACTAATACTATATATAATTTATTAAGACTTGTATATTATAAGTTGTATATGAATCGATGGGGACCTATTAGAGCAATAATTAATCCAGGAAATGTATGTGACGTAGCATTAGATAAGTTAAAAAATACTAATTACGTTTTATCAGCTAATGATCGACAATATTGTTTATTACCTAAAGAACTAAGTTTTAAAGATATATTAAGAGAGAATGCTATACCAATAGCTACATCAGCGTTAATACTTGGAAATAGTTTATACAAAATTCATAAATTAAGAAATGCTGCGCTCAACAAACCTAAACGAAAAGAAGCTAAAGCTAAAGCTAATGCTAAATCAAAAAAAGTTAAAGTTAAAGCTAAAGCCAGCACTAAATCAAAATTGAAATGAACTACTCGCTTAAACGTAATTATTTATTTATGTATCGGTAAGTAAGTAAGTAATGAACGAATTTTTACCTAGTGAACTTGTCGATTACGTGTATCTGTATACAGATCTTATAACTGTCACATTACAAAAAAGTTTGTGTTCTACTTTTGTTATTAACAAGTTTTTAATTAGTTCATTTGAAAACAATGAATTTACAACTATTCCAAAACTAATAAATAATCTGTCTTTTCAGACTTTGTCACAAGATTTAAAAAAAATAATTTTAGCAGAGTTTAAACAATATTTTACATATATTCCAAAACAAGAAGACTTTTTCTTTAAATTATATGAACCTGATACGTATCTTATGAGTGTAGATACTGAAAACGAAAGTAATCAATTATTAATAGAATCTTTGAGTATTACACCAGTGTTTTTAGATCGCTTATCATATATCAACTATCAAGATTTAAGTAGATCATATGATTATTCAAATGTATCTGCTTATGATTATGATGAGTTAAATACTTTTTACAACGTGTTTTAAAATAAAAAAAACAATTAAACATGTTTAATTGCTTTTTTTATTTTTATTGATTTTTATTTGGTATTGTGTCTGTTGTTTATTTTGCTAATAGCATCAACGTTGTCTTCTCTGTTTATAATATTGATAAGTTCCTTGACACTTAATTTTTTAATTTTACTTTTTATTGGCCCAATTGACATTTCGTCTAATATCACAAGTTTTTCATCGTGTTTTTTAAACAATGCGTTTTCTACGCCAGTGTTAGATGTGAAATAGTATATGTTTACTATTTTAGATGTTTGTCCATATCTTAAAACTCTTCCTATAGATTGTCTTGTTTTTCCATCATTCCAATCAAAATCAGCAAGCAATACAGTATTTGAGCATTGTAAATTCAAACCTTCTGAACCAATTATATATGTTAGTAATAATATATTATCTGTGCCATTTTTAAATTCTTCTATTACCCCCGATCTTTGAATAGCAGTCATATTAGAAGATAATGTCAGAACTTTACGGTCACTTGGTAGAAAAGAATTTATTAGATCAAGACATGATCTAAAACATGTAAAAATAATAATATTATCATTTTTATGATTATTAACAGTGTTTATAATACTTGTAATACGGGATGATTTAACACTTGAAATATTATCGAGATAATCATTTATTTCCAACTTTTTTATTTCTTCAAATAATAATGTTGATAATTCTGATTTGTTTTCAAAATCAGTTATATCCAGAGCTACATTTGCTAATGGAATAATTGGACAAATTATAGATTGTCTTAGATAAATCAACATAGATAACAGATAACTATTAAAACGACGAACCCCGTCAACATTATGTATCATCTTATAATTTTTAACACATTTTAAAATTTCATTAATAAGTTTTTTCATCGACATATAAATTTTTTCTTCATAATCTGTCAAGTCATTATGAACAATTAGTTCATTGATTTTTGGTTTAACATAGCTTAAATTTTCTTTTCTATAAACAAGTGTTTCATTTATTCCTTTAAAATTTCGACTTTTTACAAGTTTTTCTGCATCTGGCAGAGTTCTTGGAAATGATGGATAATTAAGAATTAAATGGTAACCAAGTATCCTTTCTACTGTTGGCTCGTCAAATAATGTTCCAGATGTTGCCCAACGGTGTTTAGCACAAATTGCTGCTATACCTTGACATCTCTTAGAAGAAATTTTTGTATACTTTTGAGCTTCATCTACAATCATACATCCCCATTTTGTTCCAAATAGTAACCCTGACCCAAATGGATCAGTTGGTTTTGTATAATTAATTACGATGTGTTCTCCAAATTGACCAGGATTAACAATCATTTCTTTAACAAAATAATCACTAATAAAATTTTCTTTATAAAATTTAGTAACAACTTCTGGTGTTGTTAATACAACTTTTATGTCTGAGTCTAAAGTTGTATTGTCAAGATTACCTTTTAATTGTTTATTTTCATTATGGTAAACAACGTGTTTCATGTTGTCTCCGAAAAATTTTTTTATCTCAAAAACCCAGCTTTGTATCAATGTTTTTGATACAATTACAAGTATTTTTTCTTTTGTTGAAATTTGTTTTAAACCAACTACTAATGACAGTAAAGTTTTACCAAATCCAAGGGGAAGACTCATGCCTCCACTGCCTTTAAGGATACATTCATGGTAAACTTCAAGTTGATGTTTATTTAAATTGTTTAAACCTATACTTAAAGGGTCATCCATTTACTTTAACATTAAGCTATGTTTGTGTTTTTAAATTCAATTTTTATTTACGCGTTTTGTTTTGGTAGTTGTGAAATGTTACATAAAAAAATGATACAAATGTATCATTTTTTTTATTTTTTTAAGGGTTTTTATTTTTTTTAAAGTTGTTCATCAATGTTTTCATAAATTTGTAAATAATTAAGAAAAATCGCAATCTATTTCATCATCAAGTTCGCCGAGTTCAATATCATTTTCTTCAAGTTCTTTTTTAAGATTTAAAAATCGATTTAAAACAGCTGATGCTCCTAATTCTAGATGTTTGTCTGTAATACTGTATGCAACTATTCTACGAATGTGATCAATAAACTCTTCTAAATTTAAATCTTTTTTCATAAAATTACAATAACTACAACATGGTTTACAATTTTCTAATTCATATCCAATTGAATTGTCAACTCTATCTACTCCGACTCCGTTTTTATTGGAAAGCCCGCAAATATAACATTGATTCTTAATAATATTTAAAAATTGTTTAATCATTGATTGATATTGCTGCAATGTGTTATATTATGGGCAGCAACAATGCATTCTAAGTGTTACGGCTTGAGCACGCTACTTAAAACTAGTACATGGTCA